GTTAGATGTTGCTGATCCTGACGTATATCCTTGACCCAGTTCACAATCTATCAAAACATAAATTCCAGAACTATCAGCATTTCCAATATAAGGAGAAATGACAATATTAGGAATGTCATAACAATTAGGTGTAACTGTACTCCATAGATGCGTCATTGAGATATTAAAAGCAATCTTTCTTGCTGTAGCATCAATAGGCATTGCATTGTAATTTCCCCACTGTATAATTAGGCCGCCGAACAAATCACCAAATTTAACATACCCATTTTGTGCGATATTATACTGTACCCCGTAGGCCGCCAATAGCGTCGCCAGTGTCTGAAAACTACCAGCTCCGGTCAATACATTTAACTGTTGTCCTGCAGTGGGTGCTGGAACGCCTCCTAATGTTCCCGCGGCCGATGCCGTTGCTCCTGTAAAAGCTGTCAGCAAAGTTAATATATCTTTAAATACGGCACCCCCTGTTAATACCTTATTTTGGTCTCCTGCAGAGGGTACAGGAACAATACCGCTTGTCCCCGCTGCGCTTGACGTTGCGCCGATAAACGGTAAGTAGCTTCTAAGCGTCCACACAACTGTATTATCTGTTATGGTGGCGTCAGCCACTGCGCCCCATGATGGTTCGGTAGCAGATGTCGTTCCTGCGGTTGTACATACTACGTAAGCCCATGTTGGCATGTTTGGTGTTTTCACAACGGTTCCTGCAGATACGGTTGTAGATGGTTTCCATACGGTATTACTAATATTGCTATTCCCCGCAATGGCAGCCTTGAATCCTGCAAGTAATCCATCCGGATCACTGTCTTCTGCATCATGTCCACTATTTGCAATTAGTTGCCCCAGCATATATGCCATTACAGACCATTGCCTAAACATTTTGTTGTGCAGTCTGCTTTTCGCCTGACCGGTTTGCACCCCGATTGTGCGTTGGGATTCGCTGGAATATTCCGAATCGCTGTAGGTGTATGTGCTTGAATTATCTGTATTAAATATTAGAAAATTACTTTCGTTTGCCATATTGTATTATCTCCTTTACGTCCAATAGCCATTATCATATCCATACACTCGTTCGGAATCGGATTCCAAATCATATCCGAAACTGTTTAATGGCAGCGAGGATGTCCAGTATCCTTCGTCATATCCTTTGATGGCATCGGATTCAATGTCATATCCAAAAATAGTATTGTCTGAAAAAAAATAATTATATAGCACGCCCATGGGACGTGGAATAATATAATCATTAATAATCATATTGCAGATAATGAACGAGCTCATCCCGATAGCACATATGTCAACCGTCATATCCTGATTATCTAAGATAATTAAATTATTGCTGAATATGGTATTCCAGATGTTATATAAGCTCTGTGTCTTCCCGTTCCACATATTACGTGCAATCTTTGCCTTGATATAATTGCGGTAATCCTGATCATCTAAAATGGGATCAGCCTGCCGATCCGGCTGAAAAGTTAATGTGCGGTTTGCCTGTACAATAACGCCCAGCGTGTCTTCTTGATTCCCGACAACATTATCTAAATCAAAATAACTGTCCATATAGACAGCTAAATCATATATATCATCCAGCGGCGAAAGGAATGCCGATAGTGTAGCTAAGAAGTTGGGTTTTCCTTGATGTTCACTGGTAATTAATTTTTTATATTGATCAGAGAGCGCCATACTATCACCTCTAATTAGCCGTTAATGTGACGGCTCCGGACTGCGCAATTTGATTATATTCAATAGCAATATCAGACGTTCCCAAGGTTCCCCCCGTCTTTGCAATCTGTATTGATGTCAAAGAAAAGGACGGTTTGGATGTATCTGTAATCGCTTGTAATGCTGTGGCCATTAACCCTGTAATAGAAACATTATCCCCTATATCCAGAGCCGCCATATACGATTTAAGATAAGATATAATGTTATCTCCTACAGCAGATGTATATCCTGTTCCTTTAGTGATTGTCACCGTAATATCAATAGATTCATATGTCGGCCGGGAAAAATAAACCGTATTTTGTGTGCCATCAGTTTGTGTATAGGTGGCAGAACTGCTTCCATAGGTTCCACATCCGGGGCCCTTGCGCAAAAATACTTGTTCAGCAACACTTGCATCGGTACCACCTTCTACGACGGCTGCAATAGAATGACCTGGTATTCCGTTTGTATCCGCTGCATTCGTATCATTTTCATATACTTTATATCGATCTACATTGCTTATTTCCTGAATCCCCGCAATAACACCGTCTGTCATATTCTGTGACGGGAGTGCAACGCTTGTGCTTTGTCGTGCTCGTATCTCTGTGTCTGTTTCTACTGCGGTTCCTGTGACCGCAGCTACGTCATTAGTGACCGCCGTCCATCCTTTTTGCGGCGTCGATATCGTTGTAATCGTGCCAATGGCTGCTTCAATTGCGCCGATGGTTTCACAAGTGGCCGTGACTTCTGTTGTGGTGCCGGTAAGCGTTGTATCTGTTGGTAACTCCCATTTGTAGCCATTCGTATCTGTGCAGGTGCCGGACGAAATAACAGTTCCGCTGGTTCCCGTCAGCGTTAGTACGCAGGTGCTATAGCTGGCTGATTTTCGGACGATACCATTTAGTTTTACTATACTGTCAAGACCTGTCCCCACCGCTGTTTTAGGAGATCGGTTATTATATACAATTTGTAGTACCTGTGAAATATCATTGAGCATAGATGCAAAAATGGATATCATCTGATAATCCTGCGAATCTGTGCCAAGATAGATATCGTCACCATATATGCTTTTCATTTCAGATTCCAGATATGCCAAAATATCTTCATAGCTTGCCAGATGAAGGCCCGCGCTATCAATATAAGGTGCTGTGTATGCCATGTTTTCTCCTATCCGGCAGCTCCGCCGCCATCCCAAACATAATCAGGAATATACGAAGAACTGCCACCGTCCCCATCCAATGTATCCGAAACAGGCGTTGCCGTACCGCCATTTGCTACCGTAATGGCGGTATATGTAACCGTGCCGCCAGACGTTGAAACTGTAGCGGTTACCGTTCCATATTCCGTATCTACAACAGCAGTAAATGAAAGGGAACGGGTATCTGCATTCCAATCTGTATCCATTGATGCAATATTGGTTACGCCATCCGTTCCTAAAATTCGTTCCTTAATTAATTTGATTGCCGTATCCCTATCGTGCTGCCCCAGTATTTTATCCCATAATGGAAGCCCTTCATCAAAATTTTCCCACCATTCATTAGTAAATAATTTAAGCCGCGTTCCAATCGCCTGCGCCACGGCCTCCACGCCAGAAAGAAAATTTCCACTATTTGCCCCAAATGTGTAATCTCCGTTAGCATCTAATTTTCGATATATCATGTGGATACACCACCCGTATTTGAGCCGCCGCTTTCTACTCCGCTATGTTCATGGCTTAAAAAATTCACGCCATCAATCGTTGTGTTGCCGCTTACAATATTAATGCCACTATCTGTTATCTCAATGTACGCACTGCCGGATGCGTTCCGAAGTTGTGCCGATCCGGACGCATAATTACTAACAACATTCGGTTGGCTTTTAAACCCTACAATAGCAAATCCATCGGAAAGATCATGACGGCGTCTCTCTACTTGATTTTGCACCCCGCCGTTTTGCCACCACCCATCCATACAATTGTCCCCAAATACCACCAGACAATCATCGCCTTTACTAATCGGCAGCGTCAGACAATATCCACCGCCGGAATATACAAAAAAAGGAACATCCGGTAAGATAGGAACCTCTTTCCATTCCAGCGTCCCACTATTATTAAATAATTCTCGCGTGGCAAGCTGTACGGTGCACGTCTGCTTTTCATAATCCACCGATTCAATAATACCAGGGGCTGCGACACGTAAATCAATTCCGAAGCTTTCTTTAATACGCTTCATGTTCTCTATCGTATCTTGGGTTCGGTCATTCATGTGTACCATCATATCGCCTCTTTCATCGCGTTGTAGAAGTAATGGTAACCATCGGCACAAGCAATCCACTACGTCCATTCCTACCAATACCGACAATACTGGTAAACCACTCATTCCCCCATGTGTCGCCGGCATGTTCTACGGAAAATACTTGATATTCCCCGTCTTTATCAAACTGTGTCTGCTGCGGCAACTGATTTTGCCCTATACCTGATTGTGAATTAATGCTAATCAACTGCGTTTGGATCAATGAATTGTCAATTTTTATCATTGTCTGCAATTTTACCCTGGCATCCATAAGCATTTTAATGTGAATGCCATCGTCAGAATACATCGGGGTTCCCACCAATCCTGTTTCAGGAGTTAAAACAATTTCCGATCCTGCCGGAATCTCATCCGAATTCTTTTGAAATACCAATTGATTGTTTTCGTCTGCCCAGTATGCCGCATCATGAAGAACTGCTATATCCCGATAGTATTTGCCAGCAGTGCCAAATAAAACCTTCCCGCGCGGTAAGGACGTTTCTGGAAACGTATTATTTATTTTGGCTATTTCGATTGGGGTATCTGCGTTTTTAGCTACATATTGAATGACCTCTCTTGGCGTAGCACCTGCCGCTATGGTAGAGCGTACGTAATTCGTGTCAAACATTAATGCCCCTTTTAAAGCCAATATTTCCAACCGATAATCAATGCCATTTTCTCGATTGCGAATGATCTGTATAATATCACCGCTGAATATTTCGCCATATTGCCCATTTTGGTATCCTGCGGCAATATAAATCTGTGACCCTTCCAATATGATATCGCTTTCTGTCTGCGCGTTTAGATTATATATAATAAGGGTTCCAATGGTAACTGCTGACCCAACGGATTGCTGCGTTTTCCACACGCATCGCAAATTTGATACATCAAGCGCATGATCATGTTCCTTGTCCCGCACCGTATAATTTCCATTCGCGTCTTTTGTATAGGCTGGCTTTATAATCAATACTTGCCATTTCCTGAGATACTGTACGGGAGCCGTAAAAGAAGATGCGCTTGTCGTCGTATCGGGCGTGCTGTCGGTACTCATGAAACATCATCTCCTGCTGTATTTCCCCAAATTAAATACCAATTCGAGGTCAATGTATCATAGTCAGGCCATACTTCCTGTACTTTCTGTTTGGGTACGATATACGCTGCGCCAATTTCCAGATATGCGTATTGCTCTAAAATATTGTATCCCGGAATTAATGGAATGCAGGTGACAAGCAGCGTCCCTTCTGAATCCCCGATATCCAGCACCCAATACCCCGCAATTTCGTTGTACGTCGTAGTTAGTGTTAATTTAATATTGGTCTCATCAACGTAAATCGTTGTTGTAAATGTGTGATTGGGTACTCCTGACAAAGGAACAATAGATAGCATTGCTTTCGTCACCTCTTTTAATCTTGTGATGCAATATTATTTTGAAGTGCCTTTTTGTATGACGAACTTTCCACAGAGGTAGATTGAGAATTGCCAGTTGTACTAGCGGATGTGGTCTGTGCCACTCGGGCGCTTGTCTGTGTCTCTGACACTCCAGCCATAATGATTTCCCGTAACCGTACCGTACATTTTAATGCGTGATATGTTTTGTTGTCATCCGGTGCAGAAAGGTCCTCAATGATCATATTATTATAAGTTTGCAGCCTTGTTTCTACCGTAATCGGGACTCTGGATTGTTGCATCGCCTTTAACGTCGTCCATATAGCAGCAGACCGTCCTTCGCCCACAGAAACAATAGAGCTTGGTTTTTCTGTAATGGTGTTGCTGTATTGATTAATCAGCTTCAATGCCAAATAAACAAGCTCTGCTGTGTTATTCGCAGAATACCATGTAGACGTCGCCGCATCGGTCATCATGATTTCTACAGTAAGTTCTGCCGGCATAACAATAGCATGATCCGTCATGGATACACCTGTTTGTACAGGATATTGCGTCGGATGCACTCTGCTGCTATGTTCTGTCCGCAGAATACCATCAAAGTAAACCCCGCCGATCGGCCATTTTGGCGTACGGAATAAAAAGTTAGACAGATTAGTAAGCCCGGTTGTAAGATTTACCAGCTTATAGCTGCCGGTAAGCTGTGCCAAAGTTTTTGAAAAATCAAGCCATGACGGCGTCGTATCATTGCTTATTAAATTGGCTAAATTTGTTGCACTGCCGATAGTAAGTCCGGAAATGACGCTCATTGTATAAGCACATCCTTCATGATCAAGATAAAGCAAAAAAGGACACTCACCTATCGAGCGTCCTTTTTACTTATTATTTTAATTCAGGGCTGCCGTTTATTGCTCGGTTAATCAATATATATTGCGCCCGTTCGGAAAGCTTATCGGCAACCGCCATGCCAACATCATCATTGACGGCATTGGATTTGGTGACATATATATCTCCCACGCTGATAGATACGTGCGTGTCACCATAGGATGATCCCGTATCCATTGCAGCATTGCTTAATAACAGCGGATCGGCAGAAGAAACCATATTACGCAATACACTGGCCGCTGATTTTGCCAATAGTCCAAGCCCTCTGCTTCGGGATGCAACCATAGCCCCAATAGATGGCATTCCTTCTCCTGATCCCCCGTCGCCGCCACCTACTGGATTGGTGGTTCCTGCATATCCATCATCTTCAGACATTTGCGTGTGGAAATGGTACCCTGTGCCCGCATCATGGTATGTCAGATTAAGCCCATGTGCCGCCCCTGCCGCAATGATATCATCTGGATTGTAATCACTGTTGATGACAAAATCGATGGCTCTGCCTTGATTATGTGGATCGCCAATATAAGCGCCTGGTACTTCAAGTGTATGTGCATCACTACGATATCCGCTAGAAATTTGTACGTCGTAACCTTCACCTTGCAGCCCTGCCAAAAAGGAATCCGTAGTTTGTACTAATTGCGGATCAACATCCGCTAAATCGACGTTTCCTTGCTGGGGAATATTTGTTTCGTCGTAGGTAGCGCTTGTGTCATATGTCGTGTTTTCGGTATAATCGCCGTAGTCTTGCATAACTCGTCCTACATAAGGCATATCTGCGCCACCCGGATTTCCAGGTCCTGCATTATACATTTGCACGGCTAATTGGGGATCCCCGTCAGCGGCATCCAACATTTTACGTAGATACATAATACCGCCTTTTATGTTATCATCTGCATCATACGGATTAACGCCGAGCTCTGCTGCTGTATCTGGCATTAGTTGCATTAAGCCAACAGCGCCAGCCGGAGATATTGCGCTTTGATCAAATCCGCTTTCATTTTTTATGACGGCACGTGCTAAATTTGGATCAACGCCATATTCCTTAGAATATTGTTGAATAGCCGCTTCATATTGTAATTCGTCATCCGAAAGGCCGTCAGTATGTTGTCTGCGATTCCCCAGCATTTTAGATGAAAAAGCCATCTTAGCAAGCTTTGCAGCTTTAGAATAATTGCCGCTTAATAACGCCATAATAGCTTCTCCAAGAAGTCCTATGCGACTGATTACTTCCAAAACAATATTTCCTACGTCGGATACAATTTTACCGATACCACGCCAGAATTCCACAAATGATCGGTTGCTTTCCATCTTTTTAAATAGCGCCGTCAATGCATTTATCATCTTTGTAATAAACCGGATAATGGAGACGATAAACATTAGTATTTCGCGTAACGCATTTCTAAATGAATTGGTCGGCTTGCGATTGTTCATTCCCCTGAACATAGATTCAAATGCGGTTCCGACTAAACTCATAATAGCAGTAAACAACTGCCATATAGCTTTTGCCAAATCCGCCACCGCCATCATAAATAATCTTACAGTAGGGGATTGTGATAATTCATCAAGCCATCCGCTTAATACATTGATACAATAGCTAATGACCTGTACTAATCGTAAAAATGCCTGATATATTTTATGTACCAGCGTTCGAAATGCGGACCCTCTACCATCATCTTTCATGGCATCATAAAACGTACGTATCTCTGTAGCTACGAATCTAAATATCCCGCCTGCCAACCGCTTAATGGCTGACCATAATGTTTGCATGGTATACACAAATTCTTGAAACTCTTCTGAATTTTTTACTGTCCCAAGAAACTGTTCAATTCCATCTTTTAATTCGATGATTCGATCATATGCCCATGAAACCAGTTCACCGAATTCTACAATAAACTTTTTAACATACGGCCATGCTTCTTCCGCTAATGATACAAGTTCATCTGCCAGCCAGATAACCAGCTGCCCGAATTTTCTTAAAAACGATTCCACGTAAGGCCACGCTGTTTTGGCAAGATCAATGAGCTTTCCCCCCGCCCACATAACAAGCTGGCCAAATTTCTCAAGGTATGGCTCTGCTGCATTGGCAAATGCTGTAATTTTTTCCTGCGCGAGATCAATATATTCATGTATTTTTTTCCATCCATCGCCACTGCCCCCTGAATTCATCATGTGGAATAGTAATCCAAATAGAGCGATCGTTTTGCCGATCGGAGATGCTCTCAATACGACCCACAACGCAGAAAGCGACTCAATAGCAAGTTTTACACCATGGGGGAATGTATTCCACATGGTAATTAGGGATGATGTGACATGCCGTATTAAATCCCAAAATTGCAGCGCCACGTGAATGACGTATGTCAATACGTCAGCGATTCGTTTGGCAATCTGCTGCATATTGGTGATGATATATTCATTAAAAGATTTGGCTTTCTCTTTGGCAACATCCAGCGGCCCCACAAGGTTTTTAATCATATTATACCCAACGTACGTGAGGATATAAGATACCTCCTGCTTAAACCGGGTAAATTCAAACAATAAATCCCGAAAGCCTTTCATTGTCTGCTCAAAATCGCCGCTAGGACGCATGCGGGACGAATCAGACACCAGTGCTTTATACCGATCCATAAGCTCCGGCGTAATCACAATATCGCTAATAGACGCCCCCAGCGCATCTGTGGCCCGCTTCATTTGCCATGCGGCATCTTTGGTCATCATCATGCGGGTAGCAAACGTCTGCATCTGCAGGTCCTGATCTGCTGCCGTCTTCATGAATTTCGCCGATGCCATGGTCATGGATGCCAAGGCACTGGCAAACACCGCCGATGTTTTAACGATATTTGCCGCCAAGGAACTGAAATTACCGATAATAGAAGTCGTTGCTTTTTCCGCGGTTTGGATGGCTTTTTCGCCTGTTTTTTCTACGGTTCCCGCAATGGATTTCCCGGCATTCTCGAAGCTTTTCGACATGGAGCCGGTCGTAGAGGATACAGACTTATCCGTTTGTTTTAATGTCCGGTCTAATTCTTGGAACTGAGGCTTGTCTACCTTCACTCCCAAGCCGACCAAATATTCCTGTAACATTTGTGCAATCATGGTGTCTGTTCCTCCATCAGCTTCTGATATTCAGCCGCACGCCGTTTGTTTTCTTTCGCAACCATGATCATTTCATGGGCGTCGAGTAAATCTCTCAGCGTATACGTACCGTCCCATACTTCGTGCTGCTTCCACATGCCTTGTATGACTGGCGCATAGACGAATTCATTTACATTTTGAAGTTCGCAAGGGAGATACCCTCCATGAGGGACCGCAATTCCTTCCAGCCGTCTTCGGTAAAAAAATCTGAAACATTAAATAATAGCGCATGCGCCGTTAGGATCAACACAAGAAATGTATTGGTTGCCATTTCGGGGATTCGCCATGATCCATTGTCATTCAAAATCGGCACATCGCCGCTCGGAAGAACGGCATGAACCACGGATAAGCAGTCATTCTGAAGGCGAATAAATTCTTCTTTACTCATCATATCCTGCTTCATGATGTGCCCTGTAATTTGATTGCTTACCTTTTGCATGTCTTCGCTGGACTGCATATCCATCGCATTCGGAAGAAACTTTTCCAGAACAAAAAACAATAAAAATGATCCGGTACGCGCATCCAGCTTTTTAATAATATATTCTTTGCCCATTACGGTTACTTTTTTCGTGTCTTGCATCAATCATGCACCCCTTTTATTTTCTTTGTGCTTTACGTCATAATATTCTGGATATCAGCAAACATAATCGTCCAAGATACCCGCTGCCCTTGCGATTGATACGGATTATCTGCTTCCTTTTGAAACGCCCCATAGGAGCAATAATGTGTTTTTCCCATAGATGTAGACGTTATGGTGAGCGATATTTCTGCCCATTCGTCCGTAGTAGCTGAGACCAAATAGTTGAATAATCCTTGCATCCATTTATGGATGCCGCTTACCTGTTGCGTTTGAATAACAGCATTCCCATTATTCCCTTCCACCTTGCTTACCATAACGGATCCATCTGCCGCAATATCATGTGCCGTTCTATCCGTCGATTTCGTAATGGTTACTTCTCCGACGCCTTCTCCTTGCATCGAATATGATCCATACGATGGATGGGAAATCGTAATCGCTAAATCCTTGAACCCGTATGTATTTACAGTCGCCATGTAATATCCCCTCCTTTATCGGTTCACATCAACTTCGATGACAACATGCTGGATCGCGCCGGCTAATTTTGCTGCCACATAGATATTCGGTGCAATACGATTATCTCTGTCAGTTTGCGATTGATCTGCCATGGTTTCGTGCTGAATCAGATATCCATTCGGCAATGTGTCGCCATTGCTTAAGTCCAAGATATCATTACCATTCCATTGTCCTGCCGCAACAAAGCCAATTTTCACGTAACTATCTAATACAGTTTTAATTGCATCGGTGAGCTGGTTCATGCCTGATTCTGTTTGTGGTATTTTGGCGTTATCATAAAGCAGGTCCATGACACCCATCTGGATATCATTTTTCATTTTATCAAGGAAGATCATTTCATCAAACCAGTATCCATATGCCATATTTCCTTCAGTAAACACATTGTAGGCATTACCACGGTTAATATAGACATTTCCATTATATCCAGTAATGGCCGTTACTTTTGATTCCGCAAATGTAGCAGCGGAATTTTCCGTCGTGACGCCGGTTTCTATTTTATATGCCAGTGTAAAGGCACTGTTTATGGTCCCCGTCATAGACCCCATAGCATATCCCATAATGGCGGCAATGGCATCTTCATGCTTAGTAGAATACTGCCCAATGGCCCGCTTGTAGCTTAGATTTTTAAGCGTGTTGAAAATACCTGCATCTGTCAGTGCAGAGGATTCGCTAGTAGTATAGGCTAAGAGCGTGGCGGGCGTCGCATCTTCTACATACGCTGCCATTGCCTGAATATCATCATCTGTCAATACGGCGCAGTAAATCCCGACGTACCATTCCCAATCCGCTTCACGGCATGCTGTAATTGTTTCAAGTGGCGTTTCCGTTCGCGTCGTAGATGTTGTTGCTGTTCCCGATGTAATAACGATAGTGCCTGTTTTAGTAGCTTCACCTGGCGTATTCCCGCCACCGGCTACGGTCTCAGTAATGGTAATGATGCCGCTTGCCGCAGTTGCCCCATATTTAGCATTGAAAGTAGTATTGGCATTAAGAGACGCTGCAATAGCGGTGGCTGTTGCAATTACATTTGCGCCCGGAACAAAAGATGTTCCCAGCACGGCGCTGCTGGCAACTGCCGTAAGCGTTACCCCACCTATGGTAATCGTATCGCCCGTTGCCGCATTGGTCGTAATCGTGTACGTATTTTTCCCTGCAATAGCGGCAGTGCTGATTTTACCAATTGCTACATTGGGAGGCACCTTATCTTGTCCAAAGATAAGTGCGGCCGCCTGATACAAACGATCCGTAGATGTAAATCCTGCGGTTAGCATGTCATCCAAACTGGCATACGTTACAATACGGGCATCATCAAAATCAGCAATGCTGCCAACATTCCCCATTAACAATGCCAAATTAAACGCTTTTCGAGTTGCCGATATCGCCGACAGATTAATCGTTACATCAACAACAGGATCCAGTGTTAACGTTGTTACTGCCATTATTTTGTCCTCCTTTGAGCCACCACGCGAATAGACGCGGTGTCAATATGACCCGCGTCTTCAGCTGGTGATGTGTAGTTTTCATTAAATTGCAAAACTAAATCCCATCGCTTCCACCACTGACTTGCACGTTCTTCGTACGCTGCAATGCAATTGGGGTAGTCTGGGATTAAAAAAATAGATGATTTTGTCATGGTTCTTGTGATCGATTCCGTACGGAACCCATGGCGAAGCTGATTGGATATATCATATGCATGTGGGCCATAGGTGGTAAGCTGCAGGCCCCATACGCGTGTTCGTACCACGTATTCATTAACCGTCCCGTTTTCCACTTTTTTTACAATATCCGGATATCTGCCATACTCGTCATTGCTTTCACGTAAAAACAAAAATACAATGTCATCGGATACTTTCCAGTCCGGGTTGCCATCTGTGGGATAATTCTTACGAATATATTTTTCTACGTTAGACAACGTTCCTGTCAATATCGACTTACAGCAGGATTGGAAAAAAGATAGCAGTTCATCATATGTCATGAACAGCCCCCTCCTCATCTTTTACAAATGAGCCAAGAGCCTTGAAAAATCCGTTTTCGCTCCAATCGAAAATGCTCACCAGCTTATACCGTGATCCGTGAAACAAACAATAATCGCTAATCGTGATCGTATTGCTTACTTCCAATGAAAGGTCAGATACAAATGTCATCATACCGGTGCGCCTGTCTCCTTCAGGGAGCATCTGTATATCCCGTGAAGAAGTGGGCGTAACAACGCCTTCCACTTGTATTTGCTGTTCGCTCAATACGGGGTCTCCGTCTTGCCATGTATCACTGCTTCTATTTTTAATGATAACAAACGGCACGCAGAAATCAGGATCATGAATTAGTTCAGACATATCAAGCATAGTATCACCTATTCCTTCTTGCGAATTACATACGTGATTGCATTTTGCATAGAGCTGGTATCAATTAAGGGCCTATCGGATCCTTTTTGTTTAATCGTGCTAGGTGCATTAGGGGCCCATCCATTTTTAGGATTCGTAAACCAGTTTTTTGCGCAATTGGCCGCATATAAGCCAGCCTTATTGAGATTTTCCTGAAACGCTTCAGTGTTCCCTTGTAGTGCTTCTTTTTGCGCGTCCCCGATTAATTCCCCTATCCGCTTTTTGTTGGCTTCTATGGCCGGCTCTATGACAGGTCTTGGAGGTATTCGCATTAGGGGCGACCCATGAGACTTTACATACAGCGCATGCGCCTTTGAATAGATGGCTCCTGAATCCTGCGAGGTATTCATTTCAGTAATCATTGCAGAGGATCGAGCCCCATTCGTTTGAATGTAGAGAAGCTCTGCATTATTGATTGCATTCCCATCGGCTGCTTTCCGCTGATTTTCGTTTTGCGGAATACCGACATACACTTCCTGACTTGCCATTTTCTTTAACGCTTTTTTCAAAGCATCTAAATTACTTTTGGATGTAAAAGAAGTGTCCCCATGGATCATGATTTATTGCTGCCATTTCCAATAGGAGCCGTTTCTTCTTTATTTTCATCAGATTGTTCGTTGTTATTGGAAACTGTCGTTACAGGGGATTCTGACACTATTTTAGACGAGCCGCTTTGTAACTTTGGAGATGGCACAATCTGTAGCGTTTTGTCTTTCAGTGCTCTATCATATACAATATCTCCTTGTATCCAATCGGGAACAGCTGTATCTGTATTGGGAGATACAAAAACTTGTTCTTTTGTTTTAGGATCAACGAATGTATATGGTTTTGTCGTTTTAATATACATATTGCCTCCTACCATACAAACGATCCCGCACGGCCCATTAACTTAGCAATGGACGCAAATTGCTGTCCATATATTGTCAGCTTAAATTGCGCCCATCCTGCTAAATCATCACCAATTTGGGAATAATCCAATCCTACGGAAAGTCCGTCAACCGCTTTATGTACTTTAAGCCCCCGCGCTTCACCGGCTGCCAGTACGTTTTTAGCAGAGCATTGTGACGTACCTGTAGAGATAGACTGTAAATATAGCGTAAGAAAGTGGGCAATGAACCAATTCATGCATACCTGCCAATAGCTATGATACCGAGATTCTTTAATAACGGCATTAGCTAAATTAATGTACATTTGGGTCATTTCTTCTGATACCAAACCTTGGAAAGAAGGGTATGCCGCCCAAAACATAGCAGTTGTATATGCTGGATTCGTGCCGCCTCTGACGTTAGACGCCGTGCTGATAATGCCCTGCGTGGTTCTCTCATCAGGCGTTCCGTAGTATGACATGGGTTATCCCTTCTTTTTGGTAGTTTTTTTTACTTCGATTGGTTTCTGAACCGTTTCCACTGCTTTTTCAACCGCTTCCTTGACGGCTTTAGATGTGCTTTGTAATTCTTTTTCTTCTTCCAGTTGCCGGATGCGTTCTTTGAGCTGTTTGTTTTCTTCGATCATGCCCATTGCTTTTTCTTCGCTGTATCCGGCTACCTGTACTAGACCATCACGCTTTGCGGCTTGGAAATACGGAGTATCAATAACCCATTCAGGAACGTCATTAAATCCAATTGTAACCTTCACCGTTTCAGGCGCTCCAAATTTATCTTTCCCGCCTGTCGCAAAGGCCAAACATCTATCTGCTAAAATAGTAACCATGTTTCGATTCACTCCTTAAATTCCATCGTAATATGCCATAGAGGTCGGTGCCAGCAATTTAACCTGCGAGAATTGGCCTGCATACAAAGTTTCATAGGATCCGCCCTGCGTGTTAGGACCTTGCATAATGCGAGACAATGGCACTGGAAGATCGATATTAACTCTCTTAGGAAGCTTTACATATGCAACCATACGGTTCGTGCTGCCGACGCCTGGTTTGCTGGTTTGATCCCCGCACCACCGAGATGGGAAAATGGAAAGAGGGCGTCCTTGCTTTGTGGCGATATTATTTTCAAGCAGGTAGTTCAAAATACTCTGCGAACCCGCTGCTGTTACCGGTGCATTTGTAATATATGCGTAGTTATCCGGATTAATCAAAATATGATTGGCCATGCCGTCAAGATCATATTCTGAATTAGCCCATGTATAGTTAATGGCTGTGTTGATGTCATACATAATTTCAAGTGGCGTTTTATCTATCCAGAGACGAGATGACCCCGCTTCATTTAATGCGACATTTTGTGCCGTAACAAGTTTATTGTTGACCAGACCGTACGTTCCGGTCTTGGAAATGCCAACATATACGTTGCGGTCCAACAGCTTGTTGAAATTCAGGCGCAAGCCATCATCTAGAATCTGTTGCAGTGACCGTCCGATTTGCTGCAGCTTTAATTCGTCATAGATGGGGATCTTCAGTGTTTCCATGAAGGTATGTACCTTAAACACGTCTTTGCTGATATTCGCTGTCGCAATCGGGATATTATTTGTTTCACTGCCACCGATGGCATCTTCATCATTGCCGCTGGTCGCATAATGGACAAAGACATTCGAGGTGATATCAACCCAACCGCCGCCAGGAATCATATCAATATCCCGAGGCGCTGTGATAGACGTCATAGGTTCCAAAAGGCGGGGGTCCTGCTTTTCAAGTTCACCGATTAAAAAAGCTTGTGCCGTACTGCCGCCGCCGCTGACATCCTGTGTCTGCCATGTTCTCATGGATGGTACGACTACGCCGGCACCATTTAATGCGGCAAGAGCATCCATTACCTGTGATTTATTTGGTTTCTGTGCTGTCATGAATAATATCCTCCTTATGCGTTAATCTGCTGCATTAATACAACTTCGGACACGCCCGTTGCAGCATCCATTTTTCCGCTTGTAAATTTTGCGTTTGTAACAGCAACTACGGTTGCTCCATCTGTTGCGGTTCCAGCCGCCTCTGCCGTAAAATCGCCAACAGCCAAAGACGTACCAGCGACGGTAACAATTCCCAATTGGCCATTTGCAACGGGAGTACCGGATTTTACAATTACGCTGATGGTTCCTGCCTGCAGTACATCACAAGGACGCCCCGGTTCATACTGACCCGTAGAGGAATTGGAACCGTAGTTAATGGTCATGCCTTGTTTTACTTCGGCAACGGCAATGCCGCCAAAATTAGCCATTGCTGCAGCAGTTCCGTTCGTCGTATCACCAAACAAAGAATATGTATTGTCGGAGCTGACAACTACCGCGGCCCCAAAGGGAATTGCCTTTGCTGTTTCTTCGCCGGAGCTATCCAATACAGATGCTACCATACGGCTATTGATTTTGTTGTACGGATTACGGGAAACCTTACCCGCAAAGCTAAGAGATAAGTTTTTTCCAATGACTGATACTGGCATGATTATTTACCTTCCTTTCCAAAGTTGTTCCATTTAGCCGCGGCGATCTCTGCCCGTTCTGCAAAATTATTTGTTTTTGATTGTGCGTCCTGTGCCTGTTTCTGTCGTGCTTTTTGCGTTTTTTTGATAATTTCAGTATATTGATTCCTGCCTAATACAGGACGGCTGTCGCGGACGGTCTGAGCAAACTTATTAGCAACCTCATTTCTTATTTTTTCATCCTGAATGGACATAATAATCGGCTTCATATCTTTTACGATTTTCTTTACCGATTCATCTGATTTGGCTGGTTCTTCATCCATTTCTTCATCCGGATCATTATCTGGAGTATCATCAGGATCGCCATTTTCACTGTCGGGAGCGCCATCGGCATCCTCGTCCTTTGTCTCCTTCGGAGTATCGGATAATTCCTTTTCCAGTCCGTCTAATGTTTCTTCGGCGCCCACTTTTTTATGTACGTCCTTGTCGGATTCCACAAGACCTGTTACGGTTTCGGTAAGCTTTGCGACGGCTTCAGCAAGCTTATCAATTTTCGCATTGGTTTCTTCCATCTTTTTTTGTTCCTCCAATTCTAATGCTTTGTTTTCATCTGCGTATTCATCTTTTGTTTCTTTCGGCGTAGCTGGGGCATCTTCTTTTTCGTCGGTTTTCATAGCGGCCGCTAATTCTTCCGGGTCCGCATCTTTGGCAAATTCTTTTAATCCTAGCCCAAAAATGCGATGCCATAAATCATTTTTCATAATAGTTCCTCCTGTTTTTGGTTTTTTGTCGTGAATAGCTACGGAATGACCTGCTCTCCCATTCGCAACGACAGCAACATGATTCCCAATAATATGCGTTTGTTCCACTTCACCGGCATCGTTTAGGATATACTCTGTAAAATAGCCACAGGATACTTCCCGTTTTTGTTTGTTTTCTATTTTATTGATAAGCCCAGTATCGGTTACGTACAAATCGCCGACAAGGTATGTACCATCACGGCGTACATTCTGGACGTGACCACGAATGGCAAAAGTGGCGGTGTCGACAGTTAAATTATCTGTCGGGTGTTCATCGGTAATCGGCTTTCCTTCAAAACTGGCAATAGTATCTTTGCTGAATAGACTTTGCTCGGTGCGTTTTACGCGTATAGTATCTTTCCCTATGGATTTAGATATCTCAGGCGGCAATTCAGAGCTTAAATACATCATGTCCCCGGTGCGGCCAATACGCACATCCTTACATATCAAAAAGCCTTCGGGGGTTTTTATCATGTGCGGTGACAGCTTATCACCGTAATACGACAGCATTACAGTTCCTCAAATTCAATTGCATAGCCAAGCGCGCCGCCGGACGGAACCGCGCCGCCATTTAGGTTTATTGCCATGCCTTGAGCTGCGCCGCGTAGATACAATGCCTTATCATTTCTTGTCGTAAAGTCAAACTCAACGATGCCTGCTGCTCCTGCTACGCCAAAGTTCAAGGCTTTTGATGCAATGGCAACCCCTGCGCCTACAGATGTAGGTTTTGCACTGTATACTTTGACGGTGGCAGTTGCCGCGCTGTCTGCGCTATCAAACTGACCAATAGACGGGGACGTACTTGTTCCTCCTGTATTGGCTGCGGTGCGCTTTACCAAGGAAACGTTCATAGTCCCTGCTGTCGTGGCAACGCCAGATACGATAACTTTCTTTACTTTTACAGACTTCGCCGCCGAAGCATATACGGTTACAACGTCCGTCGGAGTTGCGTCAGGGGTAAGCGCTACGCCGCTAACACCGTAGGTAGGGTTTTTCCCTTCTGTGCTTGCTTTTACATATGCGTTAAAATCAATCATTTTGTTCCTCCCTATCACTATTTAATAAATTCAAACAATACGGGGTCAGTCCATTCCAAGCGAGATTTGGATTATTGCAATCCATAATATGATCGCCGAGAATGTGATACCATCGAATATATCCTTCATCCATGGGGCGGTAGAAATATATATCTATTTTGGGGATGATGATGCCAAATATATGATTGGTACAATCAGTAAGCGTCTGTGCCATTAACGGACGTATGACGGCATCGTCTGGAAGAGCTGATCCCATTTCTTCTTCCCATTCGCGCAGCATGCATTCATTTGGGTCTTCGCCGTCCTCAATATGCCCACCTATACCAGATAGCAATCCCTTACCGGGGTTATTTTCTCTGCGTATTAAAAGCGTATACATAAAGCTTTTATCAACAGCAATGGCTTGCGTATAGTGATTCATAATAGCTCCTTGAATTGATACCGTGTCATTTTCTGTATGTGGCCTCCGTAATATACCTTATGCGGCCAATGTACATCATCAATTGAAATCAGTGGTGCAGCATAGCAGCGGCAATTATATGTTTCGCCTGGGTTGTAATTCCCATATGATTTTTTACCAATCAGCTTTTCAGGACTAGGAGGTGATATATACGAGCAAAGAACGCGATCCATATGCGAATGTGAATCACGCACTCTGGCATCTTCTGCTGTTCTCCATTCGTACCATGTAACGCCTGCGGATTTGGCTTTCGACTGCATTAAAATAGCTGACGCCCTGGACGATTCTGTCCTAGCTATCAGCATGGCCTTCGTTTTTTTCATATGTGGGTATTTTTTCTGCAGTTCTTTGGCTATCCCTTCCGGGCGAATACCCTGCTGCTGCATTTTAAATATAGTCCGTGCCATATTCTCTGCGATATCAGGAGGTGCCGACTGGATATAATGCACATTTCGATCGATCAATTCTTGATATGTTGATGGCGTATGGCGTAAAGATCGATATATTTTATTCCCTTTAGATGATTTGCGAGCCGCTTCCCGCCATGACCGATCTACATGGCGATTCGTCATTGTAACCATTTGTCGCGCCATTTTTTCCGCTACATTGTAAAATGTTTGCGATGCAACAAAATCCTGTATTGCATTTTTCAGCGATTCAGGGTTATGCAGCATATCCGCATCCCAATGAAACCGATTAAACAGTTTTATGATCCATCGTTGATATTCTTTTTCGATCCTACGCCGGGGCGTCCATTTAATCATGATTCATTGCCTTCCGGTTCATCTTTATTCTTAATATCCAATTGATCCGATTCGGTAGGTTCGTCTTGCTCTTCTTCTTGCGGCATATCGTCAATAAAATCATTATTGGCTCTAGACACATCCTCGTCCGTAATCGAGCTGAACATATTAGTCGAATAGCTGAGCTCCTGTAATTCCTGCAAATACATCTTTTGCGTAATCGCACCGTCATTATATGCCTGCGATATAGACACTACTTTCTTCCCTACGATATCAGCTAGTTTGTCTTCTGTCGGCGTCTGGATAGAATTAAATCTAAAATCCAAATCCTCAGGGACATATCCAAATTCCGACATGAATAATACTGGATACAGCTTATTTAAAACAGGTCTAAGTTGCGATTCCTGACGTTGCCCTACCATATCATAATAGTTCTGCATGTCGGATTCGCCGGTTGCGTTTTGGCCTGCAGGTTCTCTCCCGAATAATTTTGTTACCGGTATTTCAGCGGCTCCTGCAATATCAAGCATTTGAGATTCGTAAATATCATTTAATCCTGCAAATGTATAATTCATAGCGCTTACTTCGTCATCTGGGCCGATAATCATCATGCCATTATTATTTCGCATTTGATTCTGTGCGGTTTTGACAGCGTAAAAGTCTTGCTGTGTTTGTGGGTCTGTAGCAGATAGCAGCGTATCAAGGTCCTTTATCTTTTCTACCAGCAGGTTTGCTTGAAATACTAAAGACGCGATATTCCAACTGGTATTATCTCGTTTGGCAAGTTCATCAAATACGTGTTCTAGCTGAGATGCGCCCCATCCTATTTCTGCCATGTTTTCCCAATAAGGAAGCTTTCTGCCGCAAAATCGCAAAACGCGGCTATGATGTACGCGGACCATCGCATTATCATTAATTGTATCTCGTACTTCATACCATTCCGGAAGCCCGAAATCAGGATCACGCATGTCTTCAATTAATTCAATCCCAGGATAAATGCCGGACCATCGATCTACAACCAGAAGCCCACAATAACTATTCGGGAGTATATCGTCCATCCGCAACGGTTCTTCTAGTCGGTCTTCGTCGCCGTGAATCATCATAATCGCTGCTGCGCCGCCGTATAAATCTCCCCAGCATAACCCTTCGTTAATCTTTTCCTTTGTCTTCGTACGCTGTTCTAGACGATGTAATCGGTCCGTTACATCCGGTTTTAAATCAGACGTAAATGATACCCAGTTTTTGCACATATCCCCTGGAATCGTTTCAATGATTTTTTTTGCGATCCACGAATTGCGATATAAGATATTGAGCAAATTATAATTACGAGTAATTCGGGTTAATTTGTAATCGGTCGCCCCCATCATACCTGGTTGATCCAACCCAAGCCGGCCCAATTCATTGGTAAAGCTGTCCATAACAAGGTGCCTTGCTGACCGAATATGTGGTTCTGCCGCTTTAGGCTCTTTTGATATGGGTTTTCTTTTCTGCTTCATGCGGCAGCATCTCCTTTAAATCTTGTATGATTTAACAATTGTCTTGCAAAAATAACGTAGCGCATCGCAATTATGTAGGATAATCCCACCATTAACGGAATAATTGTGATGTTTATCCACTTCCATATTATATACATCCTCTTGTTTACTGAGCTTTTTTATACTTTTTATTTTGCATAGTTTGTAATCTTGATTTTGTGTAACATTTTGGGGAACATGTTTTTGCTTTTGAATATTTGTTTGTTGTAAATTCGTTACCACATATAATGCATGTTCTTTTTTCATTATCTACTCCCGATCTTCTGCGATATGCTGATCTGCAATTGTTAGAACAAAATGCATTTTCATGTGTTCTAGTCGTTTCAAATCCATTGCCACAGACAGGGCATATCCTTTTGATTTTTTGATGTAATTTGTCTTTCATTTGGTCATAGCGTTTTTTATGCCACTGGGATCCGTCGCTAGATGCATGCCATTTTTTAGCAGCTTCAATCCCTTTTTTATGAAATTCCATTACATGTTCTTTGGTATGCAATTTGGCATGCAAAGATAAATGATCGTGCACTGTTTTTAATTCTAAATTACTAATTTCATTATTGTTTTTGTTAAAATCTTTATGATGTATTTGATATCCCATGGGTATGTCTCCATTGAAATATTCCCACACAGCAATATGCAACCGTTTCCTTTTACCATTAAATAATTTGCTAGACAAATAATATCCAGTGTTATCGTCTCTTGTGTATTTATCAGATAAGAACGACGCGTACTTACCATTATTGCTATATATAACCACAATATCACCTCATTTTATTGATAAAACACAATCACCAGGTAAAATATTTCTTAATTCAACCCATCCTCGTTGTGTCAATATCGGATGGTCATCTGTTGCATGTATAATTCTCCCATCTTCTAACTTTACTTCATATATTTCTGCCTTTTTCTTTGTCATGCGAATATTAAATGCATTGCTAATGGTTTTTTTCTTTGTTTTTCCATCAAAGCAATACACATTGCAACGTTTATTGATTAAATCTTTAATCGGGATACTGCCTTGTGTGGTATCAATTAAAGTGTCTCCCGTTATGCATCCGTGATCGTTTTCTTTTACCGGCTTTTCTACGCCACGTTCCGACGCTTTTTCATCCCAAATATAAGATTGCAATTCTCGGCATAGATTCGGACATTTGTTTTTATTGATATATAGCTTTTTGGCTTGAAGCAACGTTGCTACCAACCGGATGCCATTCAGTACCTCATTGTCTGCGTTAATGGTGTCTGCCGCCTCGTGGCTATTTAGTTGCCCTTTTCTAAGCTCTAATTTAAAAGAGGCTGCCGATGGATCGACAATAAAAAAGACGTATCGCTTATGATCCACGTACGTCTGTAATCGCTGTGTGTATTCTGCATCGGTTAGTTGTTTTCTTTCTTTTTTGCTGTCGTAATAGTATTCACTATTGACAACATATACCGTTTTCCTTCCAACTGTCTGTTCAATACATTCTAAGCAGGCGAACGGATTAATGGTTCCATAATCAATTGCATAATACCTGCGATATAATAAATTCCAATGAATCGGGGCTGAATCGTCGTCATCATACATATTGTCGGTGCAAAACATATCGTAGATAACACCTTCGGCATTTTTACGTAGCCCCAAAATATCGCGCAGATACCATATAGATTTTTGATCATAGGTCTGGATAATGGTACGTATTCGGTCATCTGACATGCTTAGATTGTCAAATATAGTAAAGTGTTCGTAGTTATATCCGTATTGTGGTATATGCAGTACATTTTCTTCATGTTGTGCTAATACTTCGGTATAGAACCAGTGCAGTTCTGCTTTCGGGTTCAAATCAAATAATATTTTTCGCTGTCCAGACGAAATTGTCCGGTCGAATACTTCTTGTATAAATGGCTGGGCGCATTCGTTTGCTTCTGAGATGTATACGGTCCCCAACGTGAAACCTTTGATTAACCGTTCGTCTCCATTTTTACCGCCGCCTGATATTAATACAATCTTTTCTCCGGTTGCAGTTTGAATAAACAACGCGTCTTTATCCTTGTACTTCCCTTCACGGCAGCGTCCTTTAAAGTAATTCAGCAGCCCGAATCCATTACTATCAATGATATTCAGCTTGGCGGTTGCGACCGAAACACCCGCGGCCAGATGCAACTTATCGGGATGGGTTTCAAGTATGGACGCCCACGCAATAATGTTGATAATGTTTTTCCCTGCGCGCGTCACTTGCCGCCTTCGGCAACAGACAGCCACGTTCTGTTATTTAAACATTGTTTAATATAGTTAGCTTGTTTTACATCAAACGGCGCATATTGTACCATGGCGGCAAATCACCTTCTTTCTAATTCGTTTCACTATGTTCATTGTCATCGCTTTTTTCAAACTCTTCTACATGTCGATCTGGAACCGGATGTTGTAGCAAGTCGGCTAATGCTTGGATATTTTCATTGTGATCTTGTATTGCGTCTTTCCCGTCGGATTTATTCAATGACGCAATTTCGGCCTGCAACTTTTCATTTTGCAGATTAACTTGCAGTTTGGCAGATTCATCAAATCCTAGATATTTTTCTATTTTTTCCCATGCCCATTTCTTATCAGCCAATTTGATCGCTACGCCGGAATTTGTCTCCTTGATTTCGTCGATCAAAGATGTATCTATCCGAATGCTGTCAGTCAAGACAATATGACGGCCTCCCCGAATAGCAACATAGTCTCCTATATCCGCATTAACTACTTTGAGACAATACCGCAGCAGATCCTGTATGCCGACATCTATACCGGTACGCAGAATATCCCGTAGCCGCTTAACCTCGGCTTTGATGTTGGGGTCTGTCAGGAGCTTACAGCCCTCAACCCTGGCTGTATCTTTATTTCCGCCATATGCTTTTAAATATGATTGCAACGCATTATAGGACGTCGCATAATATACGCAAAAAAGACGTCTTTTTTCAGTTAATGCTTTGTTGGCATCCACTGAGATAAACATCTTTTTTTTAATTGATTGTTTAGTTGCAACCCTGTTCGTTTTGGGTCGCGGACTTTTTTTATTTGGTGCGTCCTTCCAATACCGGTTTGCCCAACTTTTTACAGCCGATATAGACACGCCATATTTGGCGGCAATATCTTTGTATTTCATGCCATGGATATAATCTTGGTAGGCATCCTCATGTTTCACATACTCACCACCATCCTTTAGGTGCGATGATTATTTCAAAATTCCATTCCGTCTATGATTGATAACCGGTCGATGATTGATATCGGTTTCATTCGTCATTTTTTGTTTATGCCGCTTTATTTCAAAACATTGGCAGCGCTCGCTGTTAATCACGAGTTTGGTATGCAAACAAAAATCTTTTTGATTATATTTGCATTTTTTGTTATCGCAGAATACCATACGGATCACCCATTACATTGTTTATTTTATAAATAAAAAGAACCCACAACTGCTCATGTGAGTTCTTCGTTTATCGGTGACAGACCGCGCATTATCAGTTCCTTGCCATTTAAGAAACCCAATGCGGCAGTCCGTCTATATTGTAGTATGTATTGCCGTCTTATTTATCGCCGCTCAGCATACGGCGGGGAAATATGTATGCGATTTAGGAAGTATGCAATGTGGTTGTTTTCCCAAACTTCCACGCTATTAGTATAGCACAAGAAACACATCACGTGTCGTTCAAAAATCTCCGATTTACTTCTATTTTCTCCGTTTTTCTTCTTATTTCTTTTACAAAACTTCGTTTTTATCTTGCTTATCTTGTAACTCTTTATGTAACCATTTTTTATATGTTTCAAATTTAGCTTTATCATCCGTATTTCCCTTTTTTCCGGCACGCATCGCGTACTTGATGATGTTTCCCTTTAAATATCCTATAAATTCGTCTGGTGTCAAAATGGACCTCATTACAGATATTGGCTGCACTGGCATCTTAGCATAATAAGAGGGGGTGTGGTCATCATTTATATTATTATCTTGAATTTCTTTGCACGGTTGTTTAGTTGTAACATTATTGGATTTTCTTATTTTAGCAGCCTCATTCATAAGGATTGTGTTTAAGCTCTCATCTGTGTTTTCTATCATCTATTTACACTCCTCAATAATAATTATCTTCAACAAAATCCGTACATTTTTTAACTATTTTTTGTCTTTTACAATATTGGCATACAGTGTGGTCATGACTGTCACAATCATTACACAAACATCCTCTGCACTTGCTGCCCGCCGCAAATGTTACCTCAAACTCATGTGGGCCTGTGTGTAATGGAGGGTCAGGTTGTTCGTATGTAAATGTCTTTTTATCTTCATAATGCTTGTTGATTTTATCTGCTAATTCCAATGCACAGGATTTGCATAATGTAATAACGCTACCATGTCCATCATGTTCAAAGTATATCTCACACGTTCCATTTTCTGATCGGCAGCAATGGCAAGAAAAACCGTTTCCGCGTTTCGGGATGTCTACTCGCATAATACTATCCATTTTCTCTCTCTTTCAGCAGATCGGGATTTTCATACCGGTTTCCGATAATCTCAAAAGTTACATCGTCGGCCCAATTATCAATATGATTATATATATTGCTTTCCTTCCATCCTCCCTGAATATATTGATACACAAAGGATCCGTTTTTATATACCACGATTAAATTATAGGGTTTCCGCTTACTTCCATCTCTCCTGTTTATAATTGTAACCCCTAATATGTCCCCTTCGTATATCTCCTTTCCGTGACTGTCTTTTAATCCAGTATACTGCATCAAAATTGCGGTATCGCATCCATCCGTCCCACCTATAAGATGATTATCATTTATTACCCTTCCGTGCTCTTTAAATTCAACAATGACATTAGTATATACATAGGGGCTCAACATTTCAATGCAGACAACCTTTTCCATCATTTTTTTATTTCTATCCCATGCTCTAAATTTTATATCACGCATTATTGTTCTCCTCCTATTTAAAACTAGAGACGACCCCAACTATCCTGGCTATTCCCAAAAGTTCATAGTTTACACTTCCTTCTAAAATAACGATTTTTCTATCGGCATCGAAAGCATTTTTTCTATGGCCTGTTTGTAAAATCGTTTGTCGCATTCAAATCCATAACAATTTCTTCCTAGTTCATCTGCCGCTCGCAAAGTCGTCCCACTCCCAGCGCACGGATCAATAATTGTATCTCCTTTATCCGTGAATATCTCTATTAGTTTCTTTAATAAATTTACTGGCTTTTGTGTCGGATGAATTTTTGGGTATATTTGATTATCCCGTATCCATGTAAACCAATTAAAAATCATTTTATGATCATTGTTGAATTTCGGCAATTTATCACGGTATAGAACAACTGCATGTTCTGTTGCTCCTACAATCTTCATATTTGCTTTTAGAACCTGCGCCGAATAATTTTTAATGAAATACAATGGATAGCTATTAACAAATCCATACTTCTTGCCATATTCAATGATCGTTGAAATCTGTTGAAACGAACAAAATACGATCATTGCAGGAGCGTTACCTTTCTCTTTCGGCTCTTTTTTTAACAATTTACTGCAAAAATGGAAATACTCTGCAATATTAAAATTGTTGTCTGTATTAAAAAATTGTTTTCCAGCTTTATCGCTCTCTCCATTCTTGTTGTTTCCGTTTTTATACCATGCAGGATTAGACGCGTAGGCGTAATTACCTAAATTATACGGTATATCTGCAATGACAAGCTGCGCTTTTGCCGGAATATTATATACTTTATAATTTTGAAAATTATCGTTATATAGTTTTATTGGCATAATATCCCTCCTTTACCACTGAATAATAATCTTGCTTGTATTAGACGCTATCTTATATCCTGATTCTTCCACTGTAGCGCATATTTCAGCGTCTACCGCATCTATCCCTGTCTTATCCAATACAGCATACCTAAGTCCCGTTAGGCACGCTGTATCGATCGATTTACGTATATTTTCCATGCTTACGTCCAGCATATTTTGATCTCCTTGTGTCATGTGATCTAGTGATTCCTCTCTGGCTTTACTCGCTAATTTCATATCCACGCCCCCTTTTCATACCTTTCACAATTGATCGGCTCGCTCTGGATCGGTGAATCATCAGCCGTCCTTTTGCTATCTTTTTTCCACATCTCCGCTGCCGCTACGGATACTCCACATATACGGTATTTACGGCAGTCTTTACGATTACAAAACACATAACCCATGTAATACATACGACCACCCGCCTTACCATCTAAACAGTAAATTACCGCATTTTACTTCTGCAACAGCTCTTACAAATCCGCTTTCCAGCATCTTCATTTTGATGTCCTTTCGGATGCGGATTGTATATTTTTTGCTTCTGGTCTC